TTTAAGTATAATGATCCATCTGGACGAGTAGCATAGGCCATTGGTGCAGGGTTCTGCGGATATCTCAACCCACTATTACCAGCTGAGTTAACGATAACCATTTCACTTGAGCCCAATGCTGCCGCCCAGGCTTTTGGATCTTCATTATTATAAAATCCAGTTGCACGCTTACCAGTGTAATAGTTTGCCTTATAAGCGGCACTGCTATTAGCCCAAGATCCATCGTTCAGTTGATAAAAAGTTTTTCTAGACGCATTATCATATACACTGTTAGCACTGATATTAGCTACATCTGCGCCAATGGTAACCCCCCAAGCGATGGCCTGACGAGCTTGGCTAAAGCCATAAGAGGTATTATCAGTGACTTTAGCGATAGCCAGCATGGCATCTGGCGCTACACCAGCTACCCCAACACCATCCCAATTGGCAGCAGCGATACTGGCCATTCTAGTACCGTGACCGACGTTATCATTGATTCCAAATTTAGATCTAACAAAGTCCTTAGTATCAGTGATACTGTTTAAAAACTCACTGTGTTTGGCGTTGATCCCACTGTCAATGATCAAAATCTTAGACCCTAAACCAGTATAACCTCTGCTCCATGCTGAACTAGCGTTAACTACACGTAGATAGTCATCATTGGAGTTGCCAGCACTGATTCCGTTTGCTGTATATTCTGCTGTAGCATACGGTGACAGATTAATTCCTGGACTAGTTGGTGCTGGCGCAGTGACTACGGGAGTAGTTGCTGGCGCGGGTGTGGTTACTGTTACTGTTGGTGCTGGCCCATATACGATCAACATCTGTCTTGCCTGTTCAGCTAGTATTGCGGCCCTGGCCGCGTCTGCCCTAGCTGTTGCGGCAGCTTTAGCCTGTATTACTTCTTCTGCTGGTGTTAGGGCAACTGCCTGATGACTGATCAACGATCCTGCTAATGTTAATCCTAATAATATTTTTTTAAGTTTCATTTCCTTCCCCTTATCTTGGAGCAAATTCTTGTTGAAGTTTCACATTATCCATAAACTCTTTCTTAGTACCAGGATCAGTATTAAATGCTCCTTTGAGTACCGTGGTTTGAGTCAATGAACTATGTGCCATGATGCCTCTATTCTCACAACATCCATGTGTTGCTTGGATGTAGACAGCTACATTCTCACTGCCAGTGGCTCGCATGATTTCTCTGGCGATGTCGTTACATAATTCTTCTTGTAGGGTTCCGCGACGAGCACACCATTGTGCTATGCGTGTATATTTAGATAACCCAATAAGTTTCTGTGCGGCAATGATACCAATATATGCTACACCAGCGACAGGCTGATGGTGATGGCTACACATACTACGAAGTTCACTACGTACAACCAACATGCCTTCATACCGATCTGCACCGTCATTTGGAAAAGCTGTGGCATCTGGCGCTGGATCATAACGTCCTGCCATGATTTCATAGATGTACATTTTTGCTAGTCTGTGTGCTGTGCCACGTGAATTTGGATCATTCTTACGATCGATGATCAAACTATCTAACACACCTTCAAATTTGGTAGTTAGTTCGTTGATCAACTCATCTTTTTCACTATCTAAGATGTGTGCTGAAATATTATCTCCAGCCCAGAATCTGGTATTTGATGCTTGAATACGTTCGCGGATGCGTTCGCTTATTGCTTTATCGTCCATTCTTTTCTCCGATGTTAACCCAGTGGATTGGGATATGTTACTAGTATATAGGTTATTTAGGTCGTTGTCAAACTATTTGATAATAATGATTTCACGTAGGTTGGGATATTGTTTTGGTTTGGGTTCTTGATCGACGGTGGGTAATAGTTCTAATGCTCGAACTGCTTCTTCGATAGTTGGACGATAATGGTATCCGATACGGAATGTCTTTTGATTTTCCCAAGGGCTAATAGTTAGGTCGCGACCATCATAGCATTGGTGTTTGAGTACATTATATACTTTTACATCATCGGTGAGTACAGCACCACCGCGCCCAATTGCCAGGGGTTTATCATAACCAAAACTCAAACATTGTAGCATGCCTGCGCGATACATACCTTGCTTTAATAGTCTAGCACTATCCCAAACTCGTGTACCGGTAAGCTGATATTCGCCCAACCATTCAATATCGGTATAATCAAACGCTATATCTAATTTATGTAAGGTCATTGGCACACTGAGATATGTATGGGCCGGAATGGAGCAACGCTTTACACGATCAACTCGTAAGCAAAGTTCGATAGCATGAGTACAGCAGTCTGTCATGACTGCGTAAGGAGCACCTGTGAATTTGGTCAAAGCCTGCTCAAACTCTGAGATCTTTTCAAATCCCATTACTTGATATTTTCTAAGAGATTAGTTGCACTAAAGAAATTTTCTGTTAGCAGATGTGTTTGTGTTTTTAATGCAGGCAAGAACGAATTATAGTTTTTCATATAATTATTAATCTTATCGATGATTTCTTGTTTGTGTTGCTTATATGTATCAAACGATTCAGTCCACTTACTTGGATATTTAAAATCATCTAAAGCCATTTCACTATAACTTAGACGATCAGGTACCATCGGTATAGCATCTACAATAGCACCCTCATACCAGCTGATACCAAGTGTTTCTTGTAGGTTAGCTGAGAATACTAGTTTAGCTTCGCCTAATAGTGTATGGTATGCTTCTTTAGTTAAGTTCTGTTCTTGACAAATAACCCATTCATATTGTGGTAATGCTAGAGCTAGGTCCTTAAAGATTTCAACCTGCTTCTCTGGTGCTAGACGATGTGGGAATAAGATTAAGTCACGCTTTTCAGTTTGAAAAGGCACTATTTCTGTGGACATATATTCCATAGGCCACCCTGTGCGGAAGATCTTGCCTTCAAACATCCAACGAGGACATTTAAATAAATTAAAACAGAACATGTCGATATGGAAATCTGTGGCAAAATAGTTATAGTCTATAGCATGAAAGAATGCTTTTTCACTATGACGGACCCAGTCCGCATCACCAATCAGACGTCCTAAGAAGTCTTGTGGGTCATAGCTGCCAGCATGCCATAGTGCGTGTATCTTAATTTTTATACCAAGGAGTTCCGCCATATACTTAAGGTTAATAATACCAGGGTGCCAAGCATCAGTAAAAAGAAAGTGATCGCCATCAACAACTTTGCCGCCTGTAAACAATCTGGCAATTTCTTCCACTTGTCTGGCTTTATAAATGTTTGTGCCACCAAAGTTAAGAAAAGCGCCAGGAGTAGTAGCGTTAGGTATGTCGGTAGGTCCTTGGATAACTGTAACAGCATGTCCCGCCTCCTCTAATAAACTAGGTATATGAGTCTTCCATTGACCCGTATACCTAGTTTCTACTGCTTCTAGATCAACTAGAAATACAGTCATCATTGTCCTCGATTTTGTTTGTTGTAGACAATGCCATTACGGGCTTGCCATTGTTGACGTTTCTTTCTGCGCTCTTGCCATTCTTTATATTCAGCTGAACGGTATAAATCAGCAGCGTCATACTTGATCATACGGAAACGACAATAGTTGCACCATGCATCTAAATCATTGAAAATTTGACGAACTTCTGGGGTCATACGTAGATATTTGTTTATCCAAGTTGGATTTGCCACGATAATTTCTCCTATACAGTGACAGATTGATAAGGACGAGTATTGTTATACTCAACATAACACCCATTTTCGCCATCTTCACTTACTTCTATGTGAACATCACGATTGGGATACTTTGCAGCGATCTGTGCGTACAAATCATCTGCGATCATCTCACAACTTTTATAATCTAGTTGTAATACTGTATTTACATATAATGACTCCAACCAGCGTTTAAATTGTATAAACTCTAGTTCACGATCATCATGGAACACATCTATTGCTACACGGAAGTGGAATATATGACGGTGCGGATTAGCTAAGAATGCAACATCTGCTAGTTTAGGATCTTCGGCGGCCGCAGGAAAACAATGGATACCTTCACGTTGGAAAGTAACCCAAATTTTCTTTTGGCTTGATTGAATAATTCTATCTATCTTTTCGCGTTCTGCTTGTATCATTTTATAATCTCATCCTTTCCATACTGATCCCAATCAGTAAAGCTCTCTGTTGTTGTTAAATCACGTAAGCGATGACACCAAACCCCTGGGTTTGAATGATCAAAGTCCAGATCGTCTAGCTTAATTGTAGCATTATATCCCAGCTGTGTCAAGTATGGAAGTTTAACCGATATCTGCGGAATAAATCTACGATGACCAATAAATGTACACTCTAGCACACCTTGTACTACTGCGACGTCAAAATCCAGGGTACACCATAAGCCTGCGGTCAAGCATTGATCAATCATACGTTCCCACGGGCGCCACCCATCGGCATCATCTGTGTCTAATTTAGGAAAACTTTGATTAGCACCAAAGTAGATGTGCGTACACGCTTTTTCTTTGGCTAGTGCTATAATTTCTTCACTATGTTGTATACCTACTACAAACAATGTCATCATACCGTGAGCAGGTGTATGTTCAATCTCTACACCAGTGAAGTATGTTATGTTTTCTTTTACACCATCTGTATAATCACGCTTCATTATATTCTGCCAACCCATTTTCTAAATTATCTAATACGCTCTCGTCTAATCCACTGTCATCTACATGATGTTCTTCTGGCTCATTGCTTTCAAACAAGCTGTTAAACATAGTACCAGCATTAACCGCTTTGTCACCTGTGGCACCACGTGTTCCTCTGATGTCTTGAAAGTATGCGCTGTAATATTCGATCAATGCTAGTGCATCTTCTCTGTCATCTACAGCAAATATTAAATCCACAATCTCACGGAAAGTATTTGTTCCATAGTTTCTAGGAGTTTTCTTGTCAGCAGTTTCGCTGTGCATCATAGCTGGCATTATTCCACGATCATACTCTTGATTAGCTGTTTGTACTGCGGTTAAATGGCTCCAAACATTGTGCCCCATCTGGATGGCATAACTAAAACTATCCCAACTTGTTCGACCTTCTTTATTAATCTTATTTAGGTCACCTGGTTTATAGATACAAATATCTTTAATAGTACAACGTTGACTTATTGGACTTTCTGTAAATACTTTGAACAAGTTGTCTTGTAATACTGCATCACGAAAACGGCGTGTGTCTGTAGCATATTTCTTATCATCCACACTTGGAATCATACGATAAGTCCATTTGCTTTTATTTTCAATTTCCGTCTGGACATAAATCTGTCCGTTAGCACTTGCTAAGAATGGACTAGCACAGTCAAAGCTCACAGTAAAGTTTGGATTATGATATTTACGAACAGCACGTTGAATGTCTGTTAATAAACATGCCCACTCAAGTTTACTTGTACCTAAAAAGTGCATCCAATCATGTAGGCCTTCTTCAAGTAATCCGTCGAAGCGCAGGGCTACTAAACGTTTAAGAATTAAATGGACATCACACATGTTCTGGCCACCCATGGCCCAACCATTGAATGGTCGTTCATACTGATTGGGATCACAATATTTTTTCATACGTTGATACCAATCTTCTGCTTCTCCGTGATTTTCACCTTGCAATACGTTTAAGAACTTACACGCACCTGTGCGATTCGCCATAAAGTAATCATTGTTGATATATGTGCCTTCAACTGCTTCCATATAACTAGTGATGCCAGACGCTTTACGGCCTTCAGGACTGCGACATACCCACGCTGGAATATCTAAGATCATACCATAGTCCATGTAAGCATCCATCCATGCTAACACTAGCTCACGTTTCTTTTGTGCTTTAGGACAGTTAGGATTCTTCCAATCACCTTCCCATACACCCTTACCAATCTGGAAACCACCACTATCACCTAAGACAAATGATCTACTGCGATCACGATTACGTATCATGTCTTCTTTAGGACTGACTTTATTAGTATCAAGTTCTGCGTGTCCTGCCGAATACAGTGCCCAATGATATGGAAAGTAAGCCGCATCTGGATTGAGCCAGTTAAGCCCTTCAATACCATTTTCAAAGTCTGCTGGAATACGTGTGGTTTCAACATACAAGTTTCCATTCTTATCTGGAAAACGCTGTTTACCTACATAGGTAGCATAGAAGCCACTCAATGCTGGTAAGAATACAGCATAGTCTTTCTGCTTTGCGGTTAAATTATCACGTTCCATAATGTGTAGTCTTCTCGATATGTGTTCATTAGTTTATTAGTTAAACTAGGATTCTGTGCAAGTTGATCTCGCAGAAAATTTACTAGGGGTTCTTTGTATTTGTTACCTTGTGTTTGATTACGATCAATGACTATATCTATATTTAGATCAACATCGTACGTAGTCAGATATTTTTTAACGGCCTGTTCTGGTTGTTTGGCACTATTAAAGAATACACAGTTCTTTATAGGAATACCTTGTATAAAGTATACTTGTTTTTCAGTGTGATCGTCAAATATTACTTGATCAAATACTAAATCTTGCACAATCCCGTTCCAGTTTTTAATAATATCATCCGATGTCCTACCATTTTTTAACAATGATGAACACAAGTATTCTGCTATCCCACTAATCCAACGATCGATAGGGTCACGTAATAGAATAATTAATTGTTTATTGGTTAAATCTGTAGTCAAAAAATTACCTATATTCCAATTATTCTTTAATAGCAGTTGTCCAATATAACTGCTAGAATTTTTTGGTATTGGAATGTATACTAAATTATCTTTAACAAACATACCACCTGGAACAAAACCTCTGGCAGTATGTTGATTCTTCCAATACTCAAACATTACTTGCTCTGTGCTGGTAGGATATAGTTATAAGTAGCAAGACCTGAGTTAACAGTGATCTGTGCCGCACCTTCATCACTGATACTAAATTTCTTATCACCTGCTAGGTTTAAGATACTAATAACAGCATTAACCGGCCATGACCAATTTTTACTTAAGGTACCTGTTACACCTGCTTGAAACGTAAAATTACCTGCGTGACTGCTATGATCACCAAAACTTAATTCTAAATTACCATTGTTAGTTTTGGCAGTGAAGTTGTTTTCTTCTGCATTAGCACTTGCTTGGAATTTAAGTCTTTGAATATTAGCCACTGTTGGTTCAAATTCTACATGCCAAGTTACAGGGCGCATTTTAACTGTTTTAAGTTTGTCATTAACAATCTCTGTGCTCATAAAACGATAATCGTTCTTAAAGTCACCTGCAGCATTTTCAAAATGCAAACCTACCGGTACAGTAGCACCATTGCGATCTTGTGTAGTGATTGAAATCTTAGCATTGTCTTTGTATTCTGGAATGCCCAAGATAGTGTTTAGTTTGCCTAGATTTGGCATACCAAATGTACCAATGAACTCTGCCACTGGTCCGTTTAGTTTTGCTTGAACGATGACACTACGATCTTCTGCTAGTGCTTCAATTGTGGTTTCTGTGTCTGTTCCTGCAACTTTAACTAAGTCAATAATGCCTAAGCCATAAGTGTTTTTAACGATGTCTAATAGATGGTCTCTCATGTGTTTCTCCTTTGATAATTGATTATACGTGGTTTATTTAGATTTTGCAACATATTTGATAAAATTATTTGTAAATTATTTGCGCCATCGCCTGCGCGGCTTTTACTGTGGTAAGTTTGCCAGGTTTTTTAAGTATTGCCAAACTTACATGTGTATTAAAGGCATCTCCTGTTTCAAAGTCTTTAAGCTCACTTATTTCATAACCAATTTCATTGCACAATTTCTTTAGCCATCTCGAATTGGCATAGGCGCAAGCCCATGATTCTGCACGTAAAGTAGGTCCTGCTAGATCACAATTACTGTAACTAAACATTAAACAGCCTCCTGGGCGTAATAAATTCCAAACTTGTCTGACATATTTTTCAACTTTTTCTATGCTAAGATAATTGAAATAGTCCCAACACAACACAATACTAAATTGTGCCTGCGGTAATTTAGAAAAATTTCTATCTACGATCTCATAAAGCCTCAGTCTATTTTGATATAAGTCGGGATAGGGTTTTATGATTTCTTTTACAACATTTATGTCAGGATGTGTTAAATATAGTGGATCACCTGCAACCATCGGATCTACCCACTTTTTACTCCTTGGATTAATTTGCAGTGCAGGATAGTGCCAATCGCTATATTCAGTTATCTTGGATACTATAAGACTTTCTAACTCTGTTGATACTATTAAATTATTTTTAAATTCGGGTTCACGGATTTGATTTTCATGAAAATTATTGCAATATTCATGATTGTTAAACATTGCTATAGAAGTGTTATCTATTTCTAAACTCAGACTGGATATTTGTTTGCGTATACTATTGATTGCTGTTTGACTTTGCTGTTGTAACAAAAAATAATTTTTAATAGTTTGATCGCAATATTCAGAGTACTGGGGAAAAATACGTTTTGTTTTTTCTAGAGATTCAATTTTATCCTGTATAGATTTATCTAGACTAATATGGTCTAATTGATCTATTAGATGATTTCTAAATTCAACTAAATCGTACAGTTTACCCATTATTCAAAACTAAACAAATTATCAAATGTTGTGGCAATCTGTGTGTTCTCAGTAATTTGCCATTTTAACACACCCAATAAGTTTTCTACCTTTTGATCTACAATACCTGTTTCCATGCTAGCATCATCAAACGGTAAATCTTTAAACCATGCTGGTATATGTGTTTCGTCTGTTGGATATCCTATACTAGTATAACCCAGGGGATTATCTTTGAGTTTACATACGACAGTTTTCATACCATCAACGATACTCATACTATATTGATCACTCATCATACGTTTTAAGTTGTTCCAATTCATAGCCGCACGCACATGGCCTGGCATGTTTGCTTTGCCTAGACGTTCTTCTTCTTTACTATACTTGGTTAAATTGTTTACACGTTTAGGTGTACCTTTCTCCCAAGCTGGACGCTCTGTGAACAATAATTTAAAGTCACGTACCTTGGTAATAACAGCATCTCTGTCTGCGCCAGTTAATACAGATAATAAGACGTCACTCAAAAAATCTTGGATAACTTTTGGCGTATCTGATCTCTTTAAGTCCAGGCCCATGGCTTTAACTTTGCCAGGATTACCGTGATTATCTAAACGATGTCCTTCCATGTCATAGATCAGGATAGCATAACGTTTCTTTTTAATAAACAAACCTTTAAGTGATACACTTTCTCGTCCACCTTTGATCAGTTCACCTTGACGTCGTGGAGCATGGAAAGCCCGTTCACAGAATGCTGGAAAACTTTCATTAACTTGATCTGCGATGCTGTCATACAAGCCTACTGCTATGTCTTTGTTCCATTCCATCTTGCCCGCCAGGACATCTGCACGTACCATCGGATAAGCACTAAAATAACATGAGTCTGTATCACCATAGATGATCGCTTCACCAGTGTGATCATATATGCCGGTTATACACTCATTGATATAAGCATCCATGTGACGAGCAATAGTCCTACCTGTTAATGTAGTAGACTGTCCAATACGCTTGTCAAAGAAACGACAACCTGGATTTAAGATAGCACCATACAAGCTGTTTAGGTTAATCTTTTTAACTAGTTGACGCTTATCCCAAAACGCTGTGTCTTCATCAGAGACAGCCTCTTTCTTCTTAACCTGCATATCTTGTCGTTCAGCATACCAACGCTCTAATAATCCTGGTATAACACCCTTGCGCTCATTATTGAAGATGGTACCATTGGCTGATAATATCCATGGCTTATTACTGTCAAAGATTAGTCGCCAAACATCTGCAGCACTTAGGACATCACTGGAGCCGTTGGCCCAATCAATGGTAATCTCCGTACCAACTTCACCATTCATCACAGCAGTATATTCTAACGATCCAAATAAGTTTTCCCATGCATCTGCAAAACTACTGCCTGATGTTTGTTTTTCTTTAATATAGTGTTCAGTCATGGTCTGACGTAGTTGTCCTACGATGGTCTCTGGACCCATGTTCAAGGCACGAATTGCTGAAGGATATAGTGAGTTGATGTCGATAGCACCAATGTAGTCATGCATGCCTGCTTTAGGAGTTGCCACATACGCACCTGCAGCCTGTGTGTCAAACTGCTCATCACGGTTACGATTTGGAACGACCATACCAAGTTGATGCGCTTCATTGATGATAGCCTGTTCAGTGACTGCTACTGCACCCATGGTAGTTTGTAGTAGCACTGTGTTGTCGTGCGCTAGTTCATTGGCAAGGTCTAAGAAGCGTAGTTTAGTATCTAGTTTGTGTAACAGTGCGGTATCTTGGCGATTGTATTCGATGAATTTAGCAAAGTCTTTGTTGTATAATTGATCTAAGGTACCTTCATACTGTGTTTTGCTTTCACCTAGTTCATATTCTGAGATAGCATCTAGACTATAACTATGACGCTCTTCATATGTATACTTGCGATAAAGTTGCATATAGTCCATATGCACCCGACCAATCAAATCAAATGTCATGTTAGCAGCACCAAAGCGTTCAAACTCACGTTGTTTAGGAAACTGACCCCATAAACAGAATCTGCGTGTGTCATCTTTACTTAACACACGATTGGTACGTTGCACCATATAAGGAATATCAAAGCCTTCTGAGTTCCAACCTGACAGGATGTCAGCATCATCAATCAAATCTAAAAACGTTTTAAGTAGGTCTTCTTCACGTTCCATCAAGAAACAGTTGTCATATTGCTTGGCAATCTCTTCAGCAGTTTCCCAGCTCATGCTCTTAGGCGGGATAACCATGGTCACTAGTTTGTCTAACCAATCAAGATATACTGATACCGCAGTTATAGGATTAAATGGATCTTCTGGACGACTGAACCCACGAATAGGATCAAAGTCGACCTCGATGTCAAAGAACGCTGTTTGTAGTTTAGGCGACTTTTGTCCAAGATAGTTTTCTTCAAGACAACGGAACACGGGATTGATATCACTTTCCCAGATACGCTTACCTGAATTGATTTTAACTTCTTTGTGGAACTCTTTGCCCACACGTGTACTGAATCTCGACACAGGCGTATCGTATATAGTGCGAAATTTACCACGGGGGTCATCATAATAAAAAGTATAGTTGGCAGGATACTCTTTGTATTCTCTCTGACCATTTACTCGTTCTACGATGTATATGCGATCTTTATTTCGATCAAATAGTGCGTCTACGTAACTCATTCATTTCCTTTTTGTGCGACTTCTAGCTCACACACACTCTTCATGCCCAAGGTGGGCGTTTTGTTAATTATAACACTAATACTCTGTAAAATCCTATACCATCAATGATAAAAAGCGTCATAGTAGTCATCAATAGCCCAAAACTGCCACGACTGATGCTGGTAAACATGCTAATAGTTAATGCTACAAATATAATTGGGTAAACAACCAACCAATCAGTATAAGGTACTGTTAGGCTAACTGACAGTGCTATTACTATATTCAATAACCAATTACATATTTCTAAACATAATCTAATGGGATGGCTATGCCAATCCCTTTTGACAAAATTCCATGTCGCGTGCCAATCGATCAAACCGTGCGACCAACTGTTTCAAGAATGTCAGTAACTGTTTCGTGATCAGCATTAGTTTCAGTCAATTTTGATTTTTGAGCGATCTTAATCGCTTTTTTGAGCAAACTAGGTTTAATTTCTAATTCTTCTGCTACTGCTTTAACAGTATCGTTTAGACCTGCTGACAGATCTTCTACTTCTTGTAATACAGCAATACCTTCGTTAATTAACTGTGTTAGTTTGGCTTTTTGTTCGCCTGAAAACATTTTTGATGCCATGATGTGGCTCTCCTTGGTTGAAAAATATATTATACTATAATTATATATGCGTGTCTACGAGTTTGTTAATTTATTCTGCATTTTCTGAGTATTTTGGTAGCAGTTTGGAATTGATAAGCTAGATCGTCAAACAACTCTTCTGGTGGACGTTCAGCGTAGGCTCTTGACACGTAAGCCATTTGTCCCATATCAGCATAATAAATTTCGGTAGGCCAACGTGGACGACCCCATTCCATGCTGTTGATTAACAAGCATTCATCGCCTACATTTTTCAGCATTTCTTTTTTAGCTTTTACGGGGAGATTGACACTAGTTAGTAGTTTAACACCTACAGGAACTGTGTTAACATTTGGTTTGTCTAGATAGTGTGCGAATAGGTGTACTATGTATGCTTCTACTTCGTGTGCCAAATTAATTGTAAGTTCGCACTCTGCTCTGCGAACGATATCATACGACTCTCTAACGTAGATATCCCAATTGGTCATTTACATTACCACTTACGGCAAGACCAATATCTGGCTTTAGTACGCGGTCCTGGATTATCACAGTTATGACGGGCACGGAATGATTTCCTGCGGGCTGGAATATATTTTTTGATACGCATATTAGGATCACCAAAGTTTACTTTTTTGATGTTGCCAGTCTTAGGATCTTTAACATAAACCTTAAATTTCTTAACATCGCCACGCATAGGCTTACCAAGAGGTACTTTGCGACCATGATACTCTGCTTCATCCAATTGTTCATCTTCGTTGTACCACATTTCACCATATGCTTCAAAAAATTCATCACCATGATATATTTCTTCCGCTATTTTTGATTCTGATAAAAATTCATTAATTTTCATTTGGTAACTGGTCCTCCTTCGACCCAAGCGTCACAGGTGCGTTTACTCGCACATTTAAATTTAAGAAACTTGCAGTAGCCTAGATCACCGGCATCAATAGTGTCCATAGGATTTGATCCTGGTTCTGAGCCTATACCTTTGGCTATACAATCTAGCATGTCTTCTGATATGTCAAATGCCGCACAGTTGCCACAGCGGTTTTGTTTGACTGATTCAATATCATCAGTGTTCCATTTGTCTGCTAGTTCTTGCCAATATTCATCATTGGGTTCATTTGGATTTAAGGGACCATAGTGATATTCATCTATGGCTTTCTGTCTATTTTTTAGATTAAGTGTGATATCCT